ATGCGGTTTGACGCCCGTACGGCAAAGCAACTTTTGCCCGGTGCACACCTGAATATTGACGGATGTCCGGGTCTTCGGCTGCAGGCGACTACGTCGCGCCGTAGCTGGATTTACCGTTACAAGTCGCCCGTCGATGGACGTATGCGACAAATCAAGATCGGCGAATGGCCCGCGCTGTCGATCGCCGCGGCGGCCGTTGAGTGGGAGCGCTTGAGGGACGAGCGCAACGCAGGCAACGATCCGGCGCTGAAGAAGCGGCAAGCACACGGTTCTGTCGGCGTAATGGTACAGCAAGGGGATTCGCCGACCGTGCGCGAAATATGTGCGGCATATCTGAAAGGCCACATAGATGTAAATCGAGGCGTCAAGGGAGCGACTGAGGTCGCCCGCATGTTCCGAACCATGATCGAAGACATCGCCGACTTGCCGGTTGCCGAGGTGACGCGCGAGCGTGCGTTCGCCAAAATCGACGCCTTTCGGCACATTCCGGTGCAAGCGTCGAAGCTCCGGCTCGAGCTGGGCGCGGCATGGGACTACGCGTTAGACGCCGGCAAGATTCCAGAGTCGACGCCGAACTGGTGGCGCCAAATTATGCGCGGTAGGCTGAGGAGCAATGGCAAGCGTATTCAGGGGCAGCCCGTCGGGACCGTAAAGCGGTTTCTGAATGAGGGTGAGGTTGGGGCGTTAATAAACTGGTTGCCGAACTTCAGCCGCAACGTTGAGGACGCTTTGACTCTTTACCTCTGGACCGGAACGCGCGGCGCAGAGATTGCTTCGATGGAGGGCGCCGAGATTAGCGACGAACCAGACGGCCTGTGGTGGACGATTCCCAAGGCAAAGACGAAGAACGCACGGCATGCGAACGCTACCGACCTGCGAGTGCCATTGATCGGCCGAGCAGAAGCGATCGTGCGCCGCCGGCTCGCGCGTTATGGCAAGGGATGGCTATTTCCGGCGGAAAGGGGCGGACCGATGCAGCAAAAGGTGTTTGGGCAGGCGGTTCATTTCCATATGCCCTACAGCGAAACGCGGCCGGAGCAGTCTCGGCCGCGGCTACCCGTTACGCATTGGGCACCTCACGACCTGCGTCGGACAGCGCGCACCATGCTGGCGGCGCTCGGCTGCCCATACGAGGTCGGTGAGGCGATCATCGGGCACATGCTGCCCGGAGTCGGCGGCGTTTACAATCGTCACAGGTACGACGCCGAGCGCCGGCAGTGGTTGACGAAGCTGGATGCGAAGCTTGAAGAGCTTGCTTGTAAAAGGTTGGACTAGATCCAACGGTCAGCGTCAGATCGGCTGACTCAGTTCGGCCAATAGTTGCCGTTCGCGGAACACAGACAGCGGTCGTTCCAACGGCGCGTTCATTTCTTAACCTGCCAGATGCGCGATGGAAGCTTGTGGGCCCCGCGCAGCTACTGCGTCTGCGATCAACAGTTGAACCTCTTCTTCGCGATTTAAAACACGGAGTGCGTGACTAAAGAAACTTTCGCTACTGCCGTAAACGATCGGTATTCGTTCTCTCGTCCGCTCTGCGTGTTGCTTGCGGATTTATATTACATACGACTTTCAGGAGTTTGCGATGGCAGTGGCAAAATGCCCGCGTTGCGGCGGAACCAATATCGACAAACGAAACTACGCGAAAAAAGCCGGCACGGCAGCAGGCGCGGTCGCAGGCGTTGCGGGCACCTTGGCAGGTGCTGAAGGCGGGGCTGCGGTTGGCGCGGCTATCGGCTCCATTATCCCTGGATTTGGGACGGTCGTAGGCGGCGTGCTCGGCGCTCTTGGGGGCTTGGCTGCGGGAGCCCTTATAGGCTCAAAAGCCGGGGAGGTAGTAGACGAACATCTACTTGATAACTATAAGTGCATGGATTGCGATCACACCTTCAGCCTTTAAGCGATAGAAAGCAGCGTGACCTGGAATAAGAACGAGTGGCCCATCGAGCGGATCAGGACGCTGCCCCGTAAGGGCGTCCTCGCGCTTCGCGAGAATTGTCTCGGGCGTAAGGCGTAAGCCCGTAATTGTTGCAGCCTGCGATAAGGTGCTGGCCGATGGCTGTTATGCGCCCGAGCCGCACGTCAAGAAAAACGGCAATGACACTGGCTCCAAGATCAAATCTGAGAGAAGGGACGGGCTTATGATCAAACTGCCCTTCTCCCCTGACGCAGTCGACCGAGTTGCAAAACTGCTCCTGCAGTTGCCGCTCGCTGATACCATCCCGAACGGCCGCGCGCGGCGCGAATTGCAGAAAGCACCGGTGGAGACCCTTGGCGACCTTTGGAGACTGTTCGTCGTGTGTGGCTTCTCAAGTCGGGAGAACTCCGAGGACGACGGCAATCTTGCACTTTTCCTGGCTGACGACGGCCCGCTGCTGGATCTGGAAAAAATCAGGGTAGAGGACTGCAAGCCGGAATGGGTTCGGTCCCAAATAGAAGGCCACAGACTGAGCTTTACGAAGATCAAGGTGAAGCTCATCGTCGGAAACTTTGCGCACTTCGAGAAGGCGGGAAAGGCGGGCGATCGCCTCGCCGATCTCTGCTATGAAGAGGGGGCGCTCAAGCTTTTCTGCGACCTCGCGCGTGGAACGGTGGACGATCACGATCTTGATAGGTCGGCAGCGTTTAGCAAGAAGCTCGACCACACACATTTCACAGGGATTGGCGACAAGCAGTTGAGAAATATCCTCGTGAATGGAGGCTTGGCGCGCAACGTCGTTCCGTTAGATTCCCGCTGGATGGGGTACCTTCAAGGTATCGTACCGGAGGACTACAGCCTTACGCCGGCACGCTACCTGCTCCTAGAAGACCTGTTGCGGCGCGCGCTGATCAGTGTGCAAGACCGCCGCGCGGACATCGTCAACCTCGCCGTACTCGATGCGGTCGTCTTCGCGGGGCAGTCTAAGAAAGGCGTTTCGCGAACCGGATGGTTTGGGATGCACCGTCCGGGCAACGGCGACGCAGCCGAGGACGACGAGGCGGCGGCATAGTCTTTGTATGGAGCCGGGTGGTCGCGCAGCGGCTGGGGCCGATGATTACTGCCCGGACCAATCTGACTGCATGTGGGCAGAGATCCGGTCCCCCGCTATCTCCTGCGGAAGGTGATCGGACCTGCGCGCCGGCGGAACGACCGTTGTACTTCGTGGACGGCCACCAGCGTTACGGATCTGCGGGTGACCGCAACGGGTCGATCACCGCCATTAGCGACGAGCGGTCGTGCTGTCCGAGACCTAACCTGACGTTGACTGACCGGTGAGGTCTCGCTCGGCCTATACAACTTACTCGGACGCATGGGCATTAGCCTTGCGTCGGCCAGTTCCACAGTTCGGCGGGGGCAGAAACTCCGAGGGCGTGCGAGCTTCGGCCCATTCTTCGATTTCCCGAGTAAGCCATCCAACGCGACGACCCGAGAGCGCCCGCGGCTTCGGAAACTGGTCTTGGCGAACCAGTTTATGAATGACGGCGGGCGAAAGCGAGATAGCTGCGGAGACCGATTCAATATCCAGATAGATCGGCTTCATTGCGACGGTCATGCGTTACTGCCCTCGCGCGACGTTGAGTTCCAGTGCGATCGACATCACGTCGAAACCGTCGCGGCGCGTATCCGGCACCTGCGCGAAGTCGCTGCCGGCCGCGCGAGCGAGACCGGCATCGATCTCGTCGCCGAGCGCGCGATGACGGAGCGCGTCGACCGCGAGATCAAATTGCTGACGCTGGCCGAGAAGAAGGGGCAGCTCGTCAACGCGGCGCAGCTGGAACAGGCATACGGCCTGATGGTCGGCGCTTTTCAAACGGAACTGCTGTCGCTCGCCGACAAGCTGGTGCAGGAGCTGCACGCGCTATACGGCGTCCACGTCGACGTCGAATGGTTGAACGAGCATATCTATGGATGCCTTGAGCAGCTTTCTGAATACGACCCAGACGGTGCACGCAGTGATTCGCCGGATCGCGAAGATGCTGCGTCCGCCGGAGCGGATCGGGACGACCGAATGGGCGCGCAAGCATCGGAGGATGAGCGCGAAAGCGACCGCTACGCCGGGGCGCTATAACCCGGCCATCACGCCGTGGGTGTTCGGCATGCACGACGCGCTGGACGATCCGAACGTGCAGAAGGTCGTGTGCATGAAATCGGCGCAGGTCGCGTGGACAGACGGCGTCCTGCTGAACTACATCGGCAAGCGAATCGACGTCGATCCGTGTCCGATGATCGTGATGTTCCCGAAAGAGAAGACGGCGAAGAAGTTCAACCTCGAAAAGTTCGAACCGATGGTCGAGGTGACGCCTCGGCTTTCGGCCAAACTGCCGGTCCATTCGGCGCGGGATAAAAACAACCTGTGGGATCACAAGACGTTCGCGCGCGGCTTCCTGAAGTTCATCACGTCGAACGCGCCGGACGAAGTGAAGTCGACGCCGGCCCCGGTCGTGGCTGTGGAAGAACCGGACGACGCGAACACGAACGTGCGCGAGCAGGGCGATTCGATCACGCTGCTCGAAGAGCGGAACAAGAGCTATTCGGCCCGGCGCCGCAAGATGATCTTGGGCGGCACGCCGACCGTCGACGGCCTGTCGCGGATCCAGCAGGCGTATGCGGCGTCCGATCAACGTGTGTATCTGGTGCCGTGCCCAGACTGCGACGAAGAGCACGAACTTGCGTGGGAAAACGTCACGTGGAGCGAGGACGCCGACGTCGTGCATGAGGTGTACGGCCGCGCGCGGCCGGAATCGGCCCGCTACACGTGTCCGCACTGCGGTTCTTTGTGGGACGACGCGATGCGCATTCGCGCGGTACGGCGCGGGCGGTGGGTCGCCACTGCACCGTTTCACGGCGTTGCCGGCTTTCGTATCAACGAGCTGGTGTCGCCGTTTCCCGGCTCCAACATGGCCGAGCTGGTCAAGAAGTGGCTGACGGCCGAGAAGGCGCTGCGCGAGGGCGACGACACGAAGATGCGCTCGTTCGTGAACAACTCGCAGGGCCGGCCGTACAAGTACAAGAGCGACCTGCCCGAGCTAGACGTGCTCGCCGAGCGGGCGCTGCCGTACGACGAACTGACGGTGCCGGCCGGCGGTTTGCTGCTGACTCTCGGCGTAGACGTGCAGCACGACCGTCTGGCGATCATCCTGCGTGCGTGGGGGCGAGGCGAGGAAAGCTGGCTGGTCGCGTGGGGCGAGATCCACGGCAATGTGCTCGAGCAACAGCAGGATCCGCTCGTCGGCGGCGTATGGGGCGCACTCACGACGCTTCTGACGCACGGCTACCGGCATGAAAACGGCTGGCTGCTGCGCGTGCGGGCGACGTCGATCGACTCGTCGGACGGCTCCACGTCGGACGCCGTCTACAAGTACGTGCGTGCGGCGCAACAGGCCGGGCATCACGTGATGGCGGTCAAGGGCAGCAGCAATCCGGACGCGGAGATCTTCAGCGTGCCGAAGGCATCGATCGATTCGACCCGGAACAACAGCAAGGCCGCGAAGTACGGTCTGCGCCCGTACATGGTCGGCGTAAGCCGCGCGAAGGATCTGATTCTCGAAAACCGGTTGAAGCTCGAAGGCGATGGGCCGGGCCGCATGCACTGGTATCGCGACGTACGCGGCGACTACCTGTCACAGCTCACGGCCGAGGTGAAGGTGCCGGGGCCGCGCGGCGGCAAGCGCGTGTGGCAGAAGAAGGCCGGTGCGAGAAACGAGGCGCTGGACTGCGAAGGCTATTCGTCGTGAACCTGCCGGGCGGCGGTCTCGGTGGCGGCATCGCGGGCGCAGCGGGCGATCTGCTCGGCGACCTTGCCGGCGGCGGCTCGACAGCTGGTCGCGCGTCGAGCGGTCGACTCGGGCGCGTCATCGGCGCGTTTCGTACGGTCGCCGGCCGCGTTGCACCGTACGCGGGGAAGCTCGCGATCGCCGGCAGCGTCCTGAAGATCGCATTCGCGGCGAAGGACGCATACGCGGTCGCACGCAGCGACCAGCCGATCGCGAGGAAGGCGGAAGGGTACGCCAGCATCGGCGGCTCGCTCGCCGGTGGCGTCGTTGGAGCGAAGCTCGGTGCGGGTATCGGCATGCTCGGCGGCCCGATCGGTGCCGCGATCGGCGGTGTGCTTGGCGGTGCGGTCGGTACGTTCGCCGGCGGAAAGTTACTTGGCGCGATAGCGCGATGGGCGACCGGGCCGAAGGCGGACGACAGTGACGCGGCGAAGGCAGCTGCGAAGGTCGCCGCGGGCGCGGATTCGCCGCAGTCGCGTCCCTTCAAGGTCGAGCAACAAAACTCGTTCGCTCCGGTGTTCCACATCAAGGTCGAGGGCAGTTCGGACGCAGAGATCGCGGACAAGCTGCTCGCCCGCATCAACCCGCTGATTCAGCGGACGATGACCGAGACGCTCGACAAGAGCAACCGGTCGGCGATGTTCGATGCACCGCATCTGTAAGGGGTGGTAGATGGACTTCATTTCCAGTGTGACGCAGGCCGCGACGCAGGCCAGTATTGCGTCGGAACGCGTTCGGCACGTGGTGCGCGTGTTCGATCGGAATCGCAGTGCGAGCCAGAACACCGTCGACACGTTGACGAAGCTCGCGACGGGCAACCTCACGTCGGCCGCGGACCTGCTGCGCGGTGCGACGAGTCTGCTGTCGGTGGCCGGCGACCTCAGTCCGCAGATCGGTACGGTAATGCGCAGTTTCTCGGCAACCGGTGCGGCCGTCAGCGGCGTGCTGAAGATGGTCGGCGGTGTCAATCATCCGTTGATCCAGTCGGCTGCGCAGTCCGTCATGGGCGCGTTGGGTGACGCGAAAACGCAGTTCACCGCGCTGGTCGGCGAGCAGACGATGGGCGCATTGCAGTCGTTCGCACAGACGACGGGGCTGAGCTCCATCTTCTCCGGCCTGTTCGACAGCGCGACGTCGTCTACCCCTCATCTGCTGACGCTGTCGACCGATGACGGGGACGCGTTTCACTTCGGTCTGTCGACGGCGGCGTACGACAAGCTGCGGCGCTCGACGCGCTTCAAGATTGCGTCGCAGGAGCGCCTGAATCGCGAGGAAGCGCAGCAGCCGGTGAGTCAGGGCGGCGACACGATCACGCTGTCGGGCGTCGTGTTCCCGTCGCTCGGTGCCGGCTTCCGCCAGCTGGAGGCGCTGCGCGCGATCGGCGCGAAGTTGAAGCCCGTGCAGCTGACGGCCGGCACGGGCGATGTGCTCGGGCGCTGGTATCTGCACAGCGTCGATGAAGAGCAGGAGGCGCTCATGTCCGACGGTGCGCCGCGCAAGCAAACCTACAGTCTGGAGTTCGGCCGCTATGGCGAAGATTTTGCGAACCTCTGACGGGGACATCCTCGACACGCTCTGCTACGCCCACTACGGAACGTTGAAGGGCACCGTCGAGGCCGTGTACGAAGCCAATCCCGGTCTCGCGCGCGAGCCACAGCCGTTTCGGTCCGGCGTGTTGATCACGATGCCGGATCTCGACACGCCGCGCGACGAACCGATCCAGCTTTGGTCGTGACGGAGGGGCGATGCGGGCAATTTTTCAGGTCGTCGCGAACGGCGACGACATCACGCGCGTGATTCAGGACCGCGTACTGCAGATTCAGACGACCGACAAGCCGGGCCTTGAGGCGGACGAGTGCGAGATCGAGCTGGACGACCGTGACGGCAAGGTGCAGTTTCCGCCGAAGGGCGCGACGTTGAAGATCTCGCTCGGATGGGAAGGGCAAGGGCTGACGATGCTCGGCGAGTATGCAGTGGACGAGATCGTGCTGCGCGGCCCTCCGGCGACGCTGATCATCCGCGGTCGACCGGCCAACATGCGGGCGACGTCGAAGACGCAGCGCAACGGCAGCTGGACGAACGTGAAGCTCGTCGACATCGTCGGCGACGTCGCGCGGCGCAACAAATGGGTCGCCGCGTGTTCGGTCGACGCGGCCGTGCCGCGTGCCGATCAGTTCGGCGAGAGCGACCTGCATTTCATCACGCGTATCGCGCGGCAGTACGGCGCAACCGCGACGGTGAAGGCGGGCAAGCTGATCGTCGGGCCGATCGGCGGCGGCAAGAGCGCCAGCGGCAAGCCGTTGCCGGCCATCACCCTGACGCCGGACGATCTGACGGACTACGAGATCTCGTTCCCTGATCGTGCGAGCTTCGTTGCTGTACGGACGAAGGTGCACGACAAGAAAACGGGCAAGAAGATCGACCTGACGATCCCGAATCCCGACGCTCCGCCCGGCGCCGCCGCCGTGCACACCGAGCGCCATGCGTTCGCCAGTCCGGAGGCCGCGAAGAGCGCCGCGAAGTCGCGTCTTGAGAAGCTGAACCGGCACACCGCGCGCAGCGTACTGCGAATGAAGGGGCGTACGGACATATCGGCCGAGAAGACCGTGAAGCTGTCCGGTTTCAAGCAGGAGGCGGATGGCGACTTTCTGGTCGATTCCGTACGACACAGGTATGCCGGCAATGGTTGGGAGACGTCGGTGGAGCTGAACGCCGGCAACAAGGGCAAGGCGAAGGTCGGCCATCGCAAGAGGCCGACGAAGAAGATCGATCTGGTTGTACCGTCGCCGCCGAAGTAACACACGCGTGCGTGGATTTCTGGCAGCCGCCTCGAGGCAACTCGGGCGGCTTTTTCTTTTATTGCGGGGGTGGAATGCAGGACCACGAGAAAACCATTCTGGAGCTGATCATCATGGGCGGACTGATTGGTATCGCGAAGGTGCTGGTCGGCAGCGATCAGCTCACGTTCCGGCTTGTTGCTGGCAGGGCGGTGTTGGGCTCGGCGACGTCGATGGTCGCCGGCTTGGCGCTGTTGCAGATCCCGGATCTGCCACCGATCGCGCTGCTCGGTCTCGGCAGCGCACTCGGCATCATCGGATCGCAGTACCTCGAAGTGCTGCTGCGTCGGAACGCGAAGCGACTGTTCGGGGAGAAGTGACGATGGCGCGTATCACCGTTACCGCTGCCGGCGGCCGCAACCGCGTCGCGTTTCTCGACATGATCGCCGTGAGCGAGATCGGCTCGGATCTGTTGGGGAAGTCGGACGATGGCTACAACGTGCTCGTCGGCTCGACGCCGTCGCGGCCGCTGCTGTTCGCAAGCTACGCGGCGCATCCGAATGTGCTCAACCGGCAGATTCCAGTGCCGTCGACAGCCGCCGGCCGCTATCAGATTCTCGCGCGCTGGTGGCGGATCTATCAGGCGCAGATGAAGCTACCGGACTTCGGGCCGGTCTCGCAGGACCGGTACGCACTGCAGCAGCTGCGCGAGCACGGCGCATTGCCGCTGATCGACGCCGGCCGGTTCCGCGAGGCGGTGGCGAAAGTCTCGAACGTTTGGGCCAGTCTGCCGGGGGCCGGGTACGGCCAACACGAAAACCAGATCGAGCATTTGCTGGCCGCGTATCGCGCGGCCGGCGGGGAGGTGACCGCATGACGTGGTTCGACCCGCGCATCTGGCTGCTCGTCGTCGCCGGTGTCGTTGCCGGCTCGGCGTGCGGGTATGTCAAAGGGCACCGTGATGCCGACCAGTCCGCGAAGGTCGCAGATCAGGCGAGACAGATCGATGATCTGACGGCCGAGCGTAACGAAATTCGCCGCCAGCTGGCGGCTCAACAGGAGATCGCAACCGATGCTGCGAAAAAACGGGATCAGGCACGCCGTGACGCTGCTGTTGCCGATGGTGTTGCTGACGGCCTGCGCAAGCAAGTCGCCGCGCTTGTCGCCGACGCTCGGCGTGCCGCCGCTTCGACCGGAAGCCCGGCAACCGGCGACGCCCTCGATCTGCTTGCCGACCTGTTCGGCCGGGCTGACGAAGCGGCGGGAGAGCTGGCGCGAATCGCTGACGAGCGAGGTATCGCCGGCCAGCAGTGCGAGCGCAGTTACGACGCATTGAGCGGCAACGCGCAATCCGCCCAGCCGCGATAGAGCGGCACTGAGGCCGAAGGGCCTCGAAAGAAACAGGGCGACCGAGGTGCGTGCGGCAACACGCGCCCCGGTCGCCTTTCCACTGAGCATGCCAGTGAATCGGCCAAGGCCCTGCTACCTACCGGTAGGCGGGCCGGATTCTACACCAAGTTTAAAAACGGCTTTCACAATGGCAAATCCCATCATTCCTTGGATCGGCGGCAAGCGCCGTCTGGCAGATCACATCATCCCGCGCTTTCCGGCGCACGACTGCTATGTCGAGGTATTCGCGGGCGGGGCGGCGCTGTACTTTCTGCGACCGCCTGCCAAGGTCGAAGTCATTAACGACGTCAACGGCGAGCTGATCAACCTATACCGAGTCGTGCAGCATCACCTGGAGGAGTTCGTACGTCAGTTCAAATGGGCGCTGACGAGCCGGCAGGTCTTCGAGTGGCTGAAGCAGACCGTTCCGGAAACGCTCACCGATATCCAGCGTGCCGCGCGGTTCTACTACCTGCAGAAAAGTTGCTTTGGGGCGAAGCTGGAAGGGCAGACGTTCGGCACGGCGACGACAACGCCGCCGGGCCTGAACCTGCTGCGCATGGAGGAAGAACTGTCTGCGGCACACCTGCGCTTGGCGAACACCTTCGTGGAGCGTCTGGATTGGGCCGCTTGCATTGAACGGTACGATCGGCCGCATACGCTGTTCTATCTTGATCCGCCGTATTACGAGACAGAGGGGTACGGCGTGGCGTTTCGGTTTGCGGAATACGAGAAGATGGCAGCGCTACTGCGCACGCTGAAAGGCCGCGCGATAGTGAGTCTGAACGATCACCCCGACATTCGGCGGGTATTTGACGGGTTCTACATCGAGACCGTACCGATTCAATATACCGTCGGTGGCGGCAAGGGCGTCGAGCGCAACGAACTGATCATCTATAGCTGGGACGATGCAGCGCAGCCCGTAGGACTGTTCTAACCTGCGCAAGTCGAGACCTGATCTGTCAGTCACAGTCCGATCAGGTCGGAGATGGCTTCGCCATCATTTCGTCGCCGAGAGCGATCCGGTCACTGCTCTTGGCGGAAAGTGGCCATTCGACTGGTTTCGCGCCCGTATCCCGAGCGCCATGAGCCGCTTCCTCTAAAATCGGGTTTTTACCGACTATTGGGGTCGCTCCATGACGAGTCTACCGCCAGACGGATTTCTGTCGCCCGACATAGATGCTTGGCGGCACGATGTTCGCGAAATTGCAAGGGATTGGTTCGCTCTGGCGGAGGACATCAATCGTGCTTCAGTAGCCATATTAGTGACCTTAGCTCCCTCGCGCGGCTCAGATCGTGAGTTGGGAGCGGCCGCAATGTTTGCTCGCGCGTTGCAGTCATTCGAGGCAGTGATCTTGCTGACGGAGCGTGGCATGCTGGCGGACGCCGGTGCACTTGCACGCAATATTGTAGAGAGCGCAATTTACCTTGGCGGACTAGCTATGATTGCCGATTTCCCTCACAGAATGGCTGCATCAAACAACGCCCACTTTGCTTCTATGGCTGTAGCTCTGGCAACTCATCTTGAAGATGATATGGGAGACACGGAAGCAGCTACTGGTTTGCGCACACTGGTAGACGACGTAAAGGCCAAAGGTTATGTCCTCAAGGATATTAAGCTTCTCCAACTGGCGAAAGAAGTTGGCCTCGATCCGCTGTATCAGGTGGTGTACAGAAAGCTGTCAGGGGGCTCGGCTCATGCCTCTTTGGAGTCTATGAATAGACATCTGGTACGAAACGCATCAGGACGCATTGAAAAGCTGAAGTTCTCACCTCAACGAGACGGTCTTGAACATATTTTGTCGGCTGCTATTGCTGCTTTTCTCGGGGCTATGGAAGTGCTTTACGTGATCTTCCCACAAGACGAGATTCGGCTGACCATCGATGTCCACAACACTAGACATCACGCGCTCTCGCCGCCTATGGCGAATCAGGAACCCTTTTAGCCGTGAATTTGCGTTGCTGACCGACCTGAATTACACCACCTTACGCTATCTATTTGGCGAGTGCAGCCTACACATCTGTCAGACGATGCCGGCGCGGATATCTCGCCGGCATCTATGTTTACAGGTCAGCGCAGGCGGGAAGGAGATCTGGATCGACTAACGCGATCTCGATTCGATTTGCCGTGTCGATGTGAAGTCTGATTACATGGAGACCAGCATGGAGGTGCGCGCCACGGCTTCCATTCCCTCAACTCGTAGATGTGCGAAGGATAGTCGGTTGCTATGTAGCCGCTCGAGTCGGCAACGCTGCCGGAGCGTCCAACTCAGGGGCGTTTGCAGCGTCAGCGTGTGGCAATGGCGCTGACGGCAGGACCAACTGGCACTGTGTGCTTTCGGCCCTGCGCTTTCCATCCTCGTCAAGAAACGGCGAAACGTATAAACCACGCTGCTGCGCCAGGTTCATCAGGCGCACTCGTAGTTCGTGCCGCTGCTGCTTTTGCAGACCTGTGGCGTCAGCAATGATCTCAGCATGGAGCGGATCTGAGGCGTCGTTGCCAGCATCATAAACGCGGACTCGAGCGGTATCGTCCCCGGTCAATCGACAGCCTCGCAGTTCACCGGCGGTCATATGGAACGTCCCGACGTACAAGAATTCCGGCATGGCCGTCTTGCCGTTAGTTCCGTCCCGTCGTGCTTTCGCTCTGGCTTCAAACCGCGCATGAACGTCGACCTCATGTTTTTCCCAGCCGTGTGGCAATCGCTGGGCAGAGGCACCGTGCGTGAACGCGTCCTGAAAGAACGAATCATTCAGTCCCCCTTGCGGAAGGAACTTAGACGGGTACTCGAGGCTTCGGGCGAGTAGTTCTTCGTCATCGACGCAACCCGGCGCATGCGCTGACACCTGCTCGCGTTGCTTACTTCCGTCCCGGTCCTTGTCGACTAATTTTTCCGCACGCGACTTCGGCGACGCCGCGTCGAGATCGTAGAAACTCATTGGTGGATTCAAGAAGCAAGCGCGAGAAGTTCATGAAGCAGCGCCGATGGCACGGGCTGACCGGGTAACTTCCAGACGCCAGATCGGACTTCTTTGCCGTCGGTTTCGACCCACGTGTGTTCGCCGTCCACTTCGAAGTCGATGCTGGCGTAGCAACGACCGCGGCGCCAGTAGCCGCCAATAGTTCCGTCCTCTAGCAGCATCGGCGAAGGTGCCGGCACGAGTGCGGCCATCAGATTGGCCAAGCCTAAGTAAGCGGCGCCTAGCTGGTCCATCGATGGTGGCGTCGCATCCTCGGACCCGACAAGGTGTGCTTGATAGAGAAATATGGCCTTGAAGAAAGGGGCGTACCCGCCAATGAACTCGGGAGACAATCGGGGGACCGGGGCGACAAACAGCGCGGAGTCAGCGCACTCCATTCGCGTCTGACTTCCCAGTTCGGCAAACCATCCGTTCAGCAAATTACGAATCTCTTCGAGCGGGGACCGCACGTAGTCAATGTTCGACTCAGCCGTGGGTTGCGTTGTTGAGATGAAATACTCCCCCACGACGAGCGCAGTCGTTTGATTCGCAGATGTGAGCTCTCCGCCCGGTATCCTATCGACGGGGAGTCCATAAGAATAGCCAGCGGTGCTCGATGGATCAGAATTGATTATCATGACGTGCCTCTCGCAGTGCAGCCGATGGATTCAAGGGCAATATCGCTCAGCATTCCGTTGATAACTGTTTTGTTTTCATCGTGCAAACAATCGAGCACGCGGTCTATATCAGAGGCAACCAAGGCGTGCTCGCTCTTTGCATCGAAAGATGTTGCGAACACACGATGCTGACCTCCAATGCGCGCAAAGCAGGCGCCGTTGATGTCAGAAATGTCCGTGGTGATGTTATTGAGCACTCGGCGCTGGTCGGGCCCTTTCGAAAACCAGCCTTGATGGCAGTGCCAGTATGACGGCTCTTCGAACATATGGTCTGGAATCCACCGCGAATCGCGGCGAAAAAGCTGACCGGTGACCTCGGGGGAAATTCCGCCCGGCAATTTGAATGCATCCTGATACTGCAGGCCGATCGCCTTAATCTGTGCGCCGGCTTTCAGAGCGGCGTCGACGAATGGCCGAAGTAGTGAGAGCGCTTTGGGCTTCACATTTTTCCATCGATCGTAGTCGCTGCAGTTGCACGACAAGACTTGAGGGCGAGCGGAAGTAACCCACAATACCTTGCCGCTCGGATCAAAGCGGCGGAGGTCAAATCCCGCGGCCTGCGTCACCACCTGGGGTGCCTTTAGGAGATTCACCGGAGGCGAGGAAGGACCAACGTGCGTTACCTGCTGTATCGAGAAGGCTTGCACCGGAGCGTACTGCGGCAGAAATTCCTTAATTTCCGGCGCACCCTCGTAGACGTTCCGCAGCTCTTCAAGCTGGGTCTCAGTGAGAGGGACAGCCCACTCAATCCCGATCGCCATAATTTCAATGGCATGAGTGCCGCCAACAGGCTCGAAGCGGGTATTGGTCACGGTCGTGGCTTTTCAGTCTTGGTTCCAGATACTGTACCGTACCACAAGCCGGCGGCAGAACGAACCGAAGTGCCGGTAGCTCGTGTTTAACGCTTACGGCGTGCCTACAGAGCGGCGACTGTGGGCGTCGAGCGGGCTTATTGTTGGCCCAGACCGACCGGCCTCAACGCGCGCCATTGACACGGTTGCCGTCTGCCGTTGCCTTATGAGATGAAACCGGTGTGTGCCGCGCCTGAGAGAGCGACCAGACTCGATATCGTGGCGTAGGTTGCAGCGTAATTTTTCGTCGGATCCCTTGTCCATCAGGACGCAGGTACTGCTGCATCATTGGCGTGTGGCTGGCGATGGCGTCGGGAGACAGCGTGGTCATAGGTCAGGCCGAAAGTTGCTTTGGTTGCCGAGTTTACCAGTGCGGTCGAATGTGGAGCCGAAGTTGGCCGATTGGCAGATGAAGGGGTCGGGGGCGGCAGGCGTCGCATAAGCGAGACGACGCCCGCCGGGGTGTGCTTCGGTCGGAAGCTTGTCGATCGGAGCCGCCCTCGATCTGCTTGCCGACTTATTCGGCCAGGCTGACAAGAGAAACAGGGCGACTGAGGTGCGCGCGGCAGGCGCCCGGCCATGTCCACTCCTCGCTCCATCCTTGCTCGACGCTATGGCTGTCCGTTGATCATCTTCAATCGGGATGATGCGACGCATCCCGTCGGGCTGTTCTAGCGCGATGCCGCCGGCGCAGCAATGCGCCGGCATGGGCTCTACAGATCGGCGAAGGCGGGGAGGAGATCTCGGTCGACTAACCGGATCTCAATTCGGTTTGCAGTCTCGATGTGTTCGGGATTCTTCATCGAGAATGGAGCGTCGGTCGTGCTGACGACGATTGTGCCGGTCTGTGCCTTGCCTGCATCCGGGATCGGCACGAGCGCACCACGCGCTTCGGGAACCTGCTGCTGCGTAATGACGGCCGGTAAGTAGATCATCCAGCCGACGCCGGGCCTGTCATCGAAGACCTGTTTCTCAAAGTAGCCTTTGGGCGAAACTTCGACGACAAGCGGATGAAATGCGTCGACAACGGCACGAACGATGTCGGCCATGTCGTTGAACGAAGCGCAGCAGCGCGGCGAGTCGATATCGAGAGAGACGCGATCGGGCAGCACCTTCGCGTCCGAGACGAAACAGGAAATGGCTGCTCCGTCGTCTGCGCCAGCCGCGACATTCCATATCGCAGCGTGAGAGACCTTGCGCTTCTTGTGGCCGCTTCGCTCGTTGAGAACTGCGAGTGCCGGGGTAGATGGTGCGCCGGCTTCATCAAACGCAGGGTATAGGCTTGCCTCCTCGAGAGAGTCGCCCGTCAGGCGCCAATTGACGTGCGTCATCACGCCGTCTTTTGCTGCGAGCGCGGTGACGAGCTGTGATTGTCGCGAAAGCATTTCCGAGTAGTCATCGGACGCCAACGAAGCGTCGCGGAACATTGCGTTGATTTCCATAATCGATCAATCACGTCTGGTAGACGGATAACGCGCCTACGCGAGCGAGTAGCGGGGCCGTTTTCCGATAGGTCAGCGGCGTATGCAAGTACCATGTGAGACGTGCAGGCGGATTGCCGCGTGTCAGTCCGCCCTGTTCGATGATCTGATCTTCCATCGTGCGGAATCCATCAAACCAATTTTGAGCCTTCCGGATCGAACCGTCGAGGAACTGATCGTAATTGCCCTTTGCACTCTTGCAACGTGCATTCTCCGGGCTGGAAGCCGTCGAAAGGTGTGCCGAGCCAGTTCCACTCATCACTCCAGCGACACTCTTCAGTGTCGAACGCGGATCCAGTGATGCGCGCCTGATAGCGGTATGCGTTGCAGTTCACACCGTGATTGCGTCGAATCTGGATGCCGAGCTCAGCCGGGCACTTCTTGAAGGTCTCGCCGTCCGCGCAATACGAGGAGAAGATGGCCGAGCCGCTGCGCACGCTGAAAGGCAGTGCGATCGTGCGCTGGCTCGACCATCCGGAAAACCGGCACGTGTTCTCTGTCTTTCATGTCGAGACCGTGCCGATTCAGTACACGGTCGGTAGCGGTAGGGCGTCGAGAGAACCGAGATGATCATCTTCAGTTGGGATGATGCAGCGCGCCTGTCGGGGGGGCTAAGACAGGTGGGCCGTTGGGGGCAGTAACCCCGCTTCGCTCAAATACCCGCGTAGTTTGGCAGTAGATCCTGATCAACGAGGCGGATCTCGATTCGGTTCGCCGCCTCGACGTGCTCGGGGTTGTCGATCGAGAACGGTGCGTCCGTGACGCTAACGATGATCGTGCCGGTTTGCTTGCCGTCTGCGGGAACGGGAATCAAGGCGCGGGCCTCCGGCACCTGTTGTTGCGTGATGACTTTCGGCAGGTACAGCATCCAGCCGACGCCGGGCTTGTCATTGAAGACCTGCTTGTCGAAGTATCCGTTAGGAGCCGCTTCGATCGTATCGGGTCCGAATGTAGAGGCGATTCCCTCGATAATCTTCGCGAAATCCTGGAAGGTTGGATAGCAGGCGGGATTACCGACTCGCATCGTGAAGCGATCTGGGAGGATTTTTGCGTCCGTCACATGGCAGGACATCGATGCACCCTCGTTAGGCTGTGTCGTGCCGTTCCAGATGGACGCACTGGAGATCCCATGCTTGCGCCCGCTTGCTTCTTCCGTCAAGACAGCAATCGCAGCCGTCGTCGGAGAGCCATCCGGCTCGAACGCCGGATACAGCGTTGCCTCGTCAAGTGAATTGCCCTTGAGCCGCCAGTTTGTGAATTCCATTGCAGGACTCGCAGGCATCAGCCTTGCAACGATCTTGGATTCGCGCGTCAACATTCCACGGAAATCGCTCGATGCAAGAGTAAGGTCGCGAAACAATGCGGTAATGTTCATGGTCCGTTATGGTTGGTAGATCGCGAGTACGCCGAAGGCTGCAGCGATCGGTGCCATTCGCCGCTGCGTAAGCGGTGTCTGAAAATACCACGTCAACGCCGCCGGTGGATTTGCTCGAACGTGCATCGCCTGCTCAGTGAGTTGTTGTTCCATTTTGTCGAACCCGCCAAAAAAGTCCTCTGCGCCGGGGATCGAGCCGTCAAGAAATTGATCATAGTTTCCCTTCGCCTCTTGCAGCATGCACGCACTTGGTTGGAACCCATCGAAGGTTGTGCCTTCCCACAACCATTCTTCACTCCAGCGACAGGCCTCGGTATCGAACGCGAAGCCGGTAATGCGAGCCTGATAGCGATAGGCGTTCCAGTTCACGCCGTGGTTGCGTCGGACCTTGGTGCCAAGTTCCGGCGCACACTTCTTGCAGCTCTCGCCCGTGCGCGGAACCGCCCGGACGTCTGGCGTCGCCTTGCTTTGCTCCTTCGGCGTATCACCCGACAGACTCGCCGTTCCCGCCACCGCCGCTCCGCCGAACAAGGCGACGCCAGCCCGCGCTAATAGCGGCCCAAGTTCCACTGCCGCTGCCTCGACTATCGGTACTACCAATCCCGCCATTTCGAGATCCCCCGTTGTATTCCGGATGTTCGATGCGCCACTTGATGACGCGAAGGTAATCGTGAAAGCGCTCGTCGGCAGATCGGCCGGGGCGCGTTATCCACGCTCGCGTCGCGGGCTTCTCGTAGAAGTTCGGAGCGTATGCCTCGATTCGAAGAAACGCTTCGACATTTTCGTCGGCCCGGATGCCGAATTGCCGGGCCGCCACGTACGCATTCCAGAGACGCTTCGACAACGTGCCGTCGTCGGCAAGTTTCGCATCTGCGTTGACCAGATCCTGTCTGATGCGCTCGACGTAGCCACGCGCATCGATCTCGGCAAGGCCCGCGACCTGTTCGCTCGTCAGCTCAAGCATGCGGATGCACTCCCTTCAGTTTTCCATTCACCTCGACGAGCCAGTCGAATGTCGGCACGAAGAATTGCATGCGCTGCGTCAGTTCCATCAGCGATGCCATGTCGGCCATGATGCGGGCATCGTAGAAGCGGAGCAGGGCGGTGCGGCCGTCCGGTAAGCGCACGTCGAGGCGGTGCCGCAGTTCGTCCGCGAGCGATTCGATCGGATAGGCACTGATGAGCCATGACACGCCTGTTGAACTGCCTGCCATCGCAGAAAGCGTGCGTCGGACGCTGCCGGACGCGCGCTCCCAATCGAACAACCATGGTCCGGCCTCGGCGAGCGAGGCGTCCGGCGTTCCGTCGAACAGCGCGGCCGCCGCCTGCGATCGCCGAGGCGACGATCCGCCTGCCGCGTCGGCGAACAGAAGACCGTCGACCAGCGCGTACAGATGCACCTGCATCGTCAGCTGCTGTTGACGTTTGAAGAAGAACCCTTCGATCGAGACGTCGGTCATGGGCTTACCCGCGCGCGATCATCGTCGCGGCGTTTTCCGCTGCGGACTTCAGGCATTCGAGGCAGAGCGTCGGCGAGGGGGCCAACGCTGCAGCGGCGGCAGCCACTGCGCCTCCGCTCGTGGCTTCGCCTGCTCCGACGTCGTCGAGGGTCGCGGACGACTGCGATGCAATCAGCGTGGCACCGCACGCCGTCTTCATGCCCTCGATGGCCGTTTCCCGGCCCGCGATTTGGTGCGGGTAGCGTCTCCCGGTGGCGGGCAGGATCGGAAAGACCCCCTTGCACTGCGGGCAGAGTACCTTGTGCCCGACTCCGGCAATGGGTTTCCCGTCAATGGTCGCGGCCGCGCTGCCCTCCAGCACGCGGCCGCCGTGCGTCGTCGTGTCGCCGACGCAGATCATGGCTCGGGCCAT